TCTCAAGGAGGTCTTTATAACGAATAGAAAACCAATCACGATCAAGCTCCGTTTTTAAACGAGCTTGCTGTAAAGCAAAATCAGGGAGATCAACGACAGAACCAGAAATAGTATAATCCCGATCAGCAGAGGCGATATTATCGGGCATACCGGTGTTCCAAGGGGTTTTTAAATGGCATATTGCCATACCATAATAACGTTCATAATCAGCAGCGGTCAAAAGATAGTTATCAGCAACATCGGTATCAGAAGGATGTTTAAAATAACGATTCCAGATACGAGCATAACCAGCTAAAAGCCATGTGGGTAATGTTTCGCCTCCTCCGATACGACGAGCGACGCAACCGATGCCATTACCAGCACCGTTAGAATGAGTGCCGAGAGTAACACCTTCATCATAACCACCTTTTAACCAATCAGCCCAATTAGTATAAATATGTCGATGAGGGATCCAGAAAGCATACATATCAATAACAGCATCTTGATTCAAAGAACGAATCATAGGAGAAAATTTAAATTGAAACTTTGCGTTAATTTCAAAGCTATCGCCTGGCAAGGTAGGGATTATGGAAAGGGTTTGCAAACCGCCGATATTACCACAAACATGTGACCAATGGTCAAGATCATATTGCCAGCGTTCAACTTCATTTGATGGAACGGATTCATTTTTGGATATCATTAGAAACCTCTTTTCGTAATAGATGAGTACAACCCCAAGAAGGAGAAACCTCAACAGAAGGTATAGTGGAATTGTATTGCGGAGACTGCTGGATAGAAGCAGATAAAACCCCAAAATAAGTTGACATTTGAGGAATGAAAACAGATCCAAGTGCCAAAGCACCGACCAGAATCATACGGACATTAAATTTTACAGGAGGCAATTTAAACATAGTTTTAATTTAAATAAATACAGCGATTGCTGATAGGATTTAAACAAAAATCAAAGGAAACATATTGAAAGAAACCTGATTCACCAGAATAAATTTTAAGCACGATACCCTCCAACGAAATATATTTTAGTACCACGTCTTTTCTTTTTCATAAAATACTTACCTTTCTTGAGCCACGCTCAACCCTCCGGCGGATGGGCGGGATAATTCTGTGATAATGATTTGTAATGCAGAAGCGGCTAGTTTTATTTCCCTTGGGCAATCATGGTCGTTTAATGAGATTTCCATATTGCTGTAAAAACTCCTTGCCCATTCTAAAGCCGCCTTCAACTCATCTCTCTTCGTGTTGGTCATGATTAATCCTTTAAAATATAACAGAGGGCCCCACCATCAACCCCCGAAAAACTGCTCCGACGAGCAGTAATTATTCGGGAATAACTTTACCTAAAGCCAAAGAGGATTTTGCTTCAAAAGCAGCACGAGCATTATTAGAAGCCTGATCGCCATACAACTGAACAACAAGTGCAAAAAGCTGTTCAGCGGAACAAACGTCATAATTATCAGTACCGCCAGAACCAAGATCAGAAGCAGACGGACTACGTTCCATAATACGACAAATGGATTGAGCATTAATAGGATTAACAAAAATTGCGATACCAGCAGCAACATATTCCGCAGGAAGACGAAAACGAGCAACGCCTAAAGTATCACAGGAAAGATTCAAAAGAGCATTTAACGTAACGTGCATACGGTTACGGTCAGAAACCGTCCAAGGCAGAGAGCCAGACAGGAGATCAAAATCAGCTTGCGAAACACCAACCATACCAAGATGACCTTGACGGCCTTGATTAGCGATAAGAGATAGAGCTTGTTTTGCGATAGAGTATAAAATCATTTTTTACCGTCCTTTAATTGATGTTCGATTTTTAATAAACGCTTTTCAATATCATCTAAATGTTCATCTAACTGCTGATTTCCAAAATAATAATCCCAATTTAAAAAAATATCAAGGATTTTTTCGGTTAGCTTAAGGAGGTCAACAATCATACACATACCGAGCTTTTTTAATTGATAATTTAGTATCTTTCAACAAAGACCTGAGCTCTTTTTTAAGAGCTGATAATTTAACACCATCGTTCAGAGAAACAGCGACGGAGTACCATCTAAGACGAAGATCATTGAACTCTGAAAGAATATTCTCATCCATAAAATCGTTCTCCGGTATAGCCGCCAGATCCGGCGGAAGGACAATCAAGAGGATTTAGACCAAACAATTCTAATGAAATATTATTTAATTTAGTTTGTAAATCAAAAGTATCCATGTTGGGCAATATCTTTATCCTTATATCGCCACATTTCTCCGGGTTGAATTCGAGCGTCGTCTCTTCGGAATTTGCGAAACGCTTTAAGATGTTTTCCTTTGGTTCTAATCTGCTTAGAACCCATAGTTTCCGTATAAAACTCCTCGTCGAGGATTTCCGGTTCAACCACCGGCGGAACAATAGGCGTCGGAACATTGTTTTGGGTAGACGTTGGTTCAGGAGGATTAACGTTGGAGGGTTGATTATTGACCTGCTGATTTGTTGATGAGACATTTGGTTGATTAGAAGCTCCATTGGTTTGAGCCCCAGTTTGCGGGACATTTTCGTTCGCCATTTAATCTCACCTTTCCGCCGATCTTCGGCATAGGATTTATTAATATATTTGCATACGTAATTAGCCACACGCAGAGCCGTTCCCAAGGGTACCGGAACATACTTTCCAGTCTTTTTATTTTTAGGGCTTGGCCACCTCCAGTTAATTTTACTAAACGCATCAGAGTTAGAATAACGCATTGGAATCCACGTTGAACATTTACCAAAAGACCAGAAATGACGCATACCATCAATATTTAAATTATAAGGAGTTAGCATTCCTAAATTAGGGTCAGAGCAACCATGAGGCAATTGCTTCATCATATGAATTACATGAATATGTGGACGACCAGTCTGACCGCCATACTCAACAACAGCAAAATAACGGTGAAAGTCATCACCATTTAATCGAGCTTTCAAAGCATTAGACCATGAACCATGACAACGAATACCAACCGCACGATCAATGGAACGGATATAATCAGTCCAAGAACTAGAGTTTTGAGAAAAAACAATATCGAGATGAGAATCATCAACAGTAAGAGTTGCGAACACCATAAACCAACCTTCATGAGCAGATTGGGTAATAGCGTACCGAACACGTTTTTTGAGAACAGAACGACGTTGAGCCAAACATTCTAAACGAAGTTTATCTTTTAAAACTTTATATATTTTTAACCTGCCTTGTGCAAAGTCATACGTATTTTGAGCTTCTGCAACATTTTTAGAAATTTTTTTCGCATATTTTAATAACCTTTCAGCATCTTCATATTGATAATCTATCCGAGACTTCCGGGGAATTGTACGACCGAACAATTTAATAACGTGTTCATCATTGGACATGGGAAAAAAGGTAAACAACCAATAAGCTCGCTTGTAAGCATCGTTGCAAATAAAGTTAGTAGTATCAAGTAGAAAGACAGCACGAGAAAGAATTTTCGAGTGAGAATGATATAACCGGTCATCAGCCAAATTTATACGATCATAATGATATTTAAGGGCCTTAAGACGAGATTTGATACGAGCGCGAAGAGAGAGAACCTTAGATTGATACGTTAAAGACACAGGAAATGGAGAAACGCTAGCTCTCAGCGGATGAGGAATTCGTGGGTTATGTAATGCCAAGGTTGATGACATTTTAGTTTTTAGGGAGGGAATTAAATTTTAAATGACCTGGAATTTTATCAGTAAAGAATCTTTTAATTTTTTGATCAGGAGTATCCCAAGTGCCACCAGCACCACGACCTTTATCAGAATTACGACGACCAGTAAATAGGTCTACAGTATCATCAGCAATAGACTTAAAAGGAACTAAGTGACCGTAACGATTTTTAGAAATTTCAGAAGGTTGGCGTTCCTTACCGAGAGTTACTTGAGTATCATAAGGTCTACCAGAACCATAAGAAAGCATAGAAACGGCCTCTTTAACAGCAGGGATTCCAAGACTAGCAGCAGAGGAAATAACTTGAGCTCGAGCTTGTTTATCAGCAATGATATTACGAGACATAAGCTCACGAGATTGAAGCATTGATTCTTGTTTATTACGCATTTTTTCAGATTGAATAGAGGAAGTTGCAGCGCCGGATCCAGCACCACCAGCACCTAAGCGTGTCCAGGGAGAAGTGCCGGGATAAGCTGCATTCATATAGTCAAGAGCTTCACGTCCTTGCTGTGCACCAGATAAAGCAGAAGGAATACCTGTGATCTTGTCAGATAATTTACCACCCAAAGCACCGCCAACAGAAGAACCAATACCAATAGGTACATTTTCAACGGTTTTTTTACCAAAATCAAAAACCTTATCAACAACGGTTGATAAAATTTTCCCTAAAAAACCACGATTATTAAATGGAAAGCCCATCATAATTAAACTCCAGACGGAGAATTAATAGGAACAGCATAATTCATTGATCGGATAGACAAGCTTGCAGCAAATTGGAAAAGTACAACATTGGCAGCGTTAGAATTAATGATCTGAAGGTAAAAACATAAAGGATTATCAGAAGTAGTTGTTTTTTTGTCAACAAGAATATATTGATTAACTGAAACGAAATACGGTAAATATGTAGTGCCAGTTAAACCATTTTGAGTGAAAGTATAATTAGGGCCGGGAATAAAAATGGTATTATCAATGGTATTAGCAGCAGCAGCATCAGATTGTGTAACTGTAGAAGCATTACAACGTCCAAAACCAAAGGTATGAAAACCAGTATAGGTAGCAGAAGTATAAAGAATACGCAATGTACCAACAACATGAACAAGTTGAGATTGATCTTGATTGTTGGCTAAAAAAACACCAAGAGTTAAACGAGAGGAAGCTGCAAGATCAATATCGGTTGCCGAACCAGAGTAAGTAACTTCATCAAAGGTTGATTTGACGGTAGCCGTATATGCATGCGCCTGCGTAGTAGCGCTATCAACAGCGTCACAAATAGTGTTAGTGATTGTTTTACCAGTTGGAGCAGAGTAGATAATTGCTTTTTCAGAAAGAGATAGTTTAGAAAGCATATGTCCTCACATTATTGGAAACTCTAGTCCTAAGTATTGACCGCAACGAAAGCGACAATACCCTTGATTAATACGACCCAAAAGGCGATAAGGCTTAGAAAAATAAGCCAACGCAAAACGATCACAAATATCATTTTCGCGTGCCAGCATAGATACTCGATTTCGGAGGCGGAACACATCGCCAAGCATCAGTTTGAATGTAACCATTACAATGCCATTGACGAAGATTAAGATCTTGAAAGACCGGGTCATAATTTTCCGGAGAAATATAAACACTCTGGAAAGTTGATGAAGGAGCAGCAGGAAAAAACGGGTGTCCTGCAAAAGTTGAGAAATCGACATGAACAACAGAAGGATGATAGCGATACCATTGAGCGTAGGGAATTCGATTAAGAACAGTTGACGAGCCATCAGAAAAGAAATCAACGGTAGTAACTGAAATTGGCTCAGAATTGGCAATGATCTCAGGATCGCCAGCAAGAGCTTGATAGGTCGGCTCAGGTTTAGTTGTTAAATAATGAACCTCTGTTGCAGCAACAGGAGGAAAACGAACAGAGGCCATCAACCAAATAGTACCATGTTCAGGGAAAAACCGACGAGGAATATAAATTTCACCAATACCAGCAGCACGACCAGTATAAGCACCAGTGGAAGCAACATCCGTTGATTCCACATCCCAACCAGAAAGCCAAGACGTTGTACGTGCAAGAAGATCAGGACGCTGATCAGCGTCTATATTTGCATCACCACCCCAAGTATTCTCAAGGAGGTCTTTATAACGAATAGAAAACCAATCACGATCAAGCTCCGTTTTTAAACGAGCTTGCTGTAAAGCAAAATCAGGGAGATCAACGACAGAACCAGAAATAGTATAATCCCG